TCTGCTTTTACCCGCTTATATACATTCAATGGAATTCCAGGTCCTCCTACAAACAAAGCTTCTTTCGCTTCGTCCTTAGTTGAACCCACATCGCTTGCAATAGTGGATATAACATCGTCAAGATGATCTTCAAAGTCTGGAGCCATACCTTTTATAGCATCCATAGATGAAGTCTCAATCTGCTTCTTTTGTTGGTTCTTTTTCTGTGTCACCCTTTCAACTACTTCTTCCAAAGTAGCGTCTGGATTCTCCATAAACCTACCCAACAAATCTGAATCAGTGGATTGCGAATTCTGAGTGGTTTCTGATTTGTCCGACAAGCCTTGTATCATTTTCTTGATATGACCTATATCGTTTCCTCGTCTACCATCCAGACTTTGTAGTCCCTCGACAGCCTTTGCTAAATTGTCAACTTTTTTGGAGATGTCATCTCCTCCGGTTCCACTGCTACCCTCATCGGACAGTTCTCCACCTTCATCGCCTCCGGTGCTACCGAGTATTTCATCGACACTTTCTGACATTATTTCACTTCCCATAAAACGGACTCCTTTGAGCTACCCATAAAATGTTCAGTATATTGACCGATTATAGTCGGTCAAACTGTTATTGCAATGGGGCCCCTAAATCTTGTGTACCACTTGGGGCTTGTTGAGGAAGAGGTTGCTGAGGGAGTAACCCTATTTTTTGCAACAAGATTGGAGCCACTGCATTTTGAAGTGGTGTATCTAAAGATTTTATCACTTCCATTTGTGCAGTGAGGCTCTGTTGTTCAGACTGTGCTTGCGATTCTTGAGCCATGCTATCTTTCATTTTTTGCTTATTAGGGAAACTAGACATATCGATCCAATGACTCATTGGGACTGGAGCACCCTGCTTCATCATCTCCGAAGCGAGTTCAAATTGCGCTTCTTTAAATGTTGGGGATGATTTAGCTACACCAATAGCCATATCAAAATAAGTCAAATCTGTCTCACTTAGCATTTTTAGTATAGCTTGGTCCTCAATTTGTTGGTATGCCATTTCCTGTTCATCGGTTGG